TCGTGGGGCTGACCGGCACACCCAGCAGCAACGGTCTTATGGATCTGTGGGCGGAGTTCCGCATTCTCGATATGGGCAAGCGGCTCGGTCGGTTCATCACACATTACCGCAACACCTTCTTCCGCCCGGACAAGCGCAATGGTCAGGTAGTATTCAGCTACAAGCCGCTGCCCGGTGCGGAGGAACAGATCTACGAAGCCATCTCCGACATCACCATCTCCATGAAGGCGGCAGACCACCTGCAAATGCCAGAATGCGTGATGAACGAGGTACAGGTCACACTTTCCGAGAAGGAACGCAAAACCTACGATGCTATGCGCTCTGAACTGGTCGTTTCCCTGGGCGATGAGGAGATTGATGCCGGAAACGCCGCAGCCCTTTCGAACAAGCTCTCCCAGATGGCAAACGGGGCCGTCTATGGAGAGGATAAACGCGTGTTTCAGATACACGACCGCAAGCTGGATGTCCTGGAGGATCTCGTCGAAGCCGCAAACGGCAAACCGGTTCTGGTGGCTTACTGGTTCAAGCACGACCTGGAGCGCGTCTCCGAGCGGCTGCATAAACGGCACATCCCGTTCAGCCTGCTGGACGATTCCGACAGCATCCGCAGATGGAACAGCGGTGAGCTGCTTGTGGCGCTCATCCACCCGGCTTCTGCCGGTCACGGTCTGAACCTGCAGGCAGGCGGCTCCACTCTAGTATGGTTTGGGCTGACCTGGTCGTTGGAACTTTACCAGCAGACCAACGCCCGACTGTGGCGGCAAGGACAGACCGCCGATACCGTGGTCATTCACCACATCATTGCCAAAGACACCATCGACGAGCGCATCATGGCTGCGCTCCGTAAAAAAGAAAAGACCCAGACTGCACTCATCGATGCAGTCAAGGCTAACTTGGAGGGATAACATGACGGCAAAAGAATATCTGAATCAGGCTTACCGTCTGGATCAGCGCATCAACAGCAAAATCGAGCAGGTCACTTCGCTGAATGAGCTGGCGACGAAATGCACATCCTCCCTGACCGGTATGCCGAAAGCGCCCAATCAGGCGACCTCGACCATGGCGGAAGCCGTCACAAAGATCGTCGATCTGCAGGCGGAGATCAACCGGGACATCGACACGCTGGTCGATTTGAAGCGCGAGATCGTATCGGTCATCAAGCAGGTGGAAAATCTCGAATATCAGACGCTGCTGGAAAAGCGGTATCTGTGCTTTCTCACCTGGGAGCAGATCGCCGTCGATATGGGATACGACCTTCGCTGGCTTTACCGCCTTCAGCGGCGGGCGCTTTCCGAAGTTCGGGTGCCAAATCCCGCAACACGCCATGAAAAGCCATTATAAAACACAAGGCTCCTGTGGTATCCTTAGAATCGAGATCAACAGCAGAACAGCCATTGCGGAGAAATTTCGCAATGGCTGTTTCTATATCAGGAGGCGGGACCGATGCCCAGAAAACCGCTGCGCCCCTGCTCTCACCCCGGCTGTCCCAACCTCTGTGAAGGACAGTTCTGTGAGCAGCACCGTATGGAGGAGCGCCGCAAATATGACAAATACGAGCGAAGCTCCGACGTCAACCGCAAGTACGGTAGAGCGTGGAAGCGCATCCGGGACCGATATGCGGCGGAGCATTCCCTCTGTGAAATGTGCCTCAAGGAAGGCCGGCTGACTCCGGTGCAGGAGGTCCACCACATCCTGCCCGTTTCCAAAGGAGGCACTCACGCAAGGGACAACCTCATGAGCCTGTGTCAGTCCTGCCACACGAAGATCCACCACAATCTTGGAGACAGATAAAAGAGCAGCCCATCATAAAAAATGGGCTGTTCTTCGTAAAAAATCACATCATTGAATTGATTCTTGCCATCAAATCATCGCGATTATCATATCCGCTGGGGACATTTTCAAGAACCTGTTTTGCTTGCTGGAGATAATGGCGTCTTGTTTCGCCTTCTGCATCAACTGCTTTGTAGTACAAGCTCCATGCGTGTTTAAGATATTCCGGATAAGTCATAATAAGCGCCTCCTCCATAAAATATACACTCATTTTAGCAAGTCATTGCCGATATGTCAATTATAAGTGGTTGTAGGGGGGAGTGAAATCTCTGGGACCTTTGAGACCGGGCAACGGCCCGGGGCTTCGTGCGCGAAAAAGGCTATTCAAACAAGGGATTAACCGATCAACATATTTTTTACAGAAAGCGTGAGATTTTTTGGCGAAAGACGGAACGGTCCGGGGCGGCCCCAGGCGCGGGACGGG